GCTTCTCCTCCAATAGGAACGCTTCCTTGAGGCTCGTCTTTCAATAAAGATTTCATGGCTAGAAAGCTTAACAAAGGACTTCCACCAAAGCCTCCACCGCCATCTCCTCCAAGACCAAACAGACTACGTATGCCACCGCCTTGTCCGCCACCTTGTCCACCGCCTTGTCCGCCAAATCCTAATATTTGACCGAGTATGCCACCGCCTCCTAAAACGTTTCCGCCCAAAGGACCTTGGCCTCTTCCTACAAAAATGTCTCTTAAAATTGGTCCAGCACGACCTCCAAATATTCCTGTGTCATAGTCACGCGCATCGAAACCCATGTCGTCTCCTTCATAAATTCCATAACCTTCTTTCATGTCAGGAATTTTAGAATCAAAGTCGATGTAAAAAGGATCATCTTTAGACAACCCACTAGCAAAATCAACATAGTCTTCTATATCAAAGTCCATGTCGTCTCCTTCGTAAACGCCAAAACCTTCTTTCATAGGCGTATCAACAATAATTTCATTTATAAAATCATCTAAAGAAAAGTCCATGTCGTCTCCTTCGTAGACGCCAAAACCTTCTTTCATATCAGGAATATCGAAATCAATGTCTAAAAAACTGTAATCGTCGTCAAACAACGCCATTTATGCCTCCGCTATTTTCATTTAATTCTACCATGTTTTTTTGTTAATGTTTATCTTCTTGAAAACCCGCCACTGCTTATTTTACGGTCTGGTTGGTAGAAATCTTTTTTGGACGGTGTTTTTCTTTTTGACATCCTTCTTAAAAAATTAGCTGCTCTTAGTCCTTGGTTCATGGACTGTGCAACACCTGGCACTAAACCAGACATAAAAGCACTGGGATCACCGCCTGTTTCTGCTAACCTTTCACCAATTCCTCCACCGTACATATCTTGTTGTTTAATCATATCGGCAATTTCTGATACTCTAGGTTTTCTAGGCTCTCTTGCTCTTTTTTGAGCAGTCACTTCTATAGGCTGTATGTCTGGATACATGTCTTCTTCAGCCGAACCCATGCCGTATTTTTCTTCATAAGACTTTATTGGTGATATTCGAGCAAACAAGTTTCTTAGTTGTGGCCCTAATCCTTGTCCCAATATACCACGTTGTCCTTCTATTCTCGGTTGAAATTTATTCATCAACCATCCAAGACCAGCTATTTGTGGAAAAGCTTGAGCAAACCTTAGTCTGCCAGATACTCTAGGATCAAGAAGTCCTTGCATAATTTTTGAGCTCATCGGTCTTTTTGAGCTCATAATACCCAAGCCCAAAGGTCCTCCTCTGTTTTGCAACAACATTGCCCACGGACCAACTTTTCTAAACAACGCTTCTATACCTGCTCGTTGTCCTAAAGCTTTGCCAAGTCCCATAGGTCCTCGGTCCCTAAATGCTTTATACATTCCAAAACCTTGCCTAGCTTGTGGATTAGACAAGATGCCAGACATAATCATGTGTTTAGCAAAATCTCTTTTAAACTGTTTATCTGCGTCACGAATTGCTTGAACAGTTGGTGAAACATCTTCATCTTCTGTTATCACATCTCCTGACTGATACCCTTTGTATCCAGAGGCATACGCAGCTCTTGCTTGCTTTGCAGCTTGAGCTTTTGTTGGATAAACCTTTCCAGATTCACCCCACTTATATCCTCCTTTTACTTTTTGTATCGGCATTATAAAGAAATAGTTGTTGAGCCGTTTGTGGCGACTGTTAATGTTCCAACAGAACCTGTGGCTTCAAGTCCTACAGGTGTTCGTGTTGATAAATCTTGCCATTGACTGCCTGTGTAAACTTGTAAAACACCTTTTGATGTGTTCCACACTACATCGCCAGCAGCAAATTTATTTTGTCCTATCTGTACATCAGTATATTGCGGAGTTGCTGTAGGATCAAATTTACCTAAATTTATTTCTAAAATACGCACCATTCTGTTGTACAAAGCAACATCTACAGCGCTTGAAGCAAGAGGCAGTCTACTGTTTAAAAGTTTTGCCACTAGCGTTTACCATCTGGTCGAATGTCAAACCGAGTGCTACCAAGCCTCCAACCTACGCCTGTGTTTCCAGGCACGTTATCGTCATCAGATTCCAACCTTAAAACAGCCTGTCTTCCCCTTAAACGAGTGTCTACTTTTGTTGTAGAGCTTGTAACCGAAGAAGTGCTAGAAGTAGTTAAACTTTCTCCAGGATAGTTTCTGTGTTTTAAAACAAAGTTTATTGCTTGGCCTGTGCCACCGCTGCCTGTAAATTTAACGTCTGGTATTATGCTTCTAACAAAAGAAATGAATTCTCCATCATCAATGTCAAAATCACTGGACTCTATATACACATTGTCCATAGGAGAACCGTCCGCATCGTTTCCATGTTCATGCTCATACAAATAACCGTTTGATGTGGCTCTTGGTTTAGTAAATATTCCATCGTCTATCCAAGCTGTTCTTGATAATGCACCTATAGACCACACTTGTTCTAAGTAGTTGTACATAACATAACGGTCAATTTCTGTGCTGTCCGTAGAAACATAGTACCAACCAACCTCGTTAAACTCGCGATTAGTAATTGCAAATGTTTTAAAAGCTTGCGACGCATTGTATCCGTCCAATACAAAATTTAAAACAGAACAAGGCACTCTTGAAACAGCGCCGTCGTACTTGTAAAAGCCGTCTCTTGCCATCCAATATATACCGTCTGGTGCGTTTATAGCCCCGTTTGGAGAAATCAAACCAATGTTTTCGTTTATTAAATTAACACCAAAAGTAAACGGAGGGCCTACAAACTGCATAGAATACAAAGATGTGTCTGTCCAAACCAATATTTCTTGACGTGCGCGTAAGCCCCCTACAATTTGTGATCCCGAAGACAACCGTATTGACCCAGCTGTGTTCGTGCTTAACGGCTCCCATTGAGTAGCGCTTTCTTGGTCACTAAACGCAATCAACAAAGGATCCGCTGTTCCACTTCTTGCTGAACCTTCTATTGGGTCCGCTCCTAAAATTACAATGTGTCTGTCTATATCACTGACTATGGTTTGCAATCCAACAGTAGGCGCTAAATTTGCTCCTGACAAAGCTGTAATGTTCACCGCTCTTGTAGAAGTACCAGTAGATTCGTCCCAATAATAAATACCTCCGCCTCTAGGATTTAACAAAAGATCTTCACCAAACGCATCATGTGACCAAAGCCTTAACTGATTTGTTGCAGAAACAGCAGTAGAGCTACCAAAACCACTTGATCCCCAAGCGCCAACACCCCAACCAGTAGATTGTACATAAACATCTAGCCCAACGTTTATTTGATATGCTCCAACAACACTTGATCCACCATTTCCTGTATCACTACTATTTGCTGTAACTGTGGCATCAGAAGTATCTTTAGCTTCTATAGTGTAACTGTTTGCGTTTACAATCGTTGCTATTTGATATTCTTGATTAAGAACAGCAGCTGTTATATTGCCACCTAAAGTAGCGGCACCACTAAAAGTTACAAAATCATTTTGTACTGCGCCGTGTGCTGTATCAGCTACGGTAATAGTCGCATCACCATTAGACGCTGAAAAAGTCACATCACCAGCGGAAGTTGTTGCTCGTATTGGTGTTATATCGTTGTAAGAGTTTCCATCAGACACATAATACTTCCATGTAGTGCCTAAACCTAACCATCTTGTAGATTCTAAAGAAACCCAAGCCAATAGCGCTCTGCCTGTACCTAAAAAAGTGGAAGAAATTTCTTTTACCCAACCACCTATTTTTTCTGGAAGCCCTTTACGAAAACGCACTAAGTTAGAATCAAACCACCCACCTTCATTAGAATAGTCTGTACCTTCTTTATTTATTCCCGGTCTAAAATTATATTTACTATAAGGCATATTATTTCTTAACTAAACTTCCTCCAAAGTACATTCCAATTATAGCCGATACCAAGTTTGTATCTAACTGCGTTATTACAAGTCCTTGAAACGTAATCCATTCAAAAACTTCTCGTCCTTCTCTAAAAAACATAAAGCCAGGTCGCCAGTTTGTGTACCCAACCGTTACATCAACAGCGGGATAAAACACAGCTACAAGTTTTGGCAACAAGACGATTGCAAAGATAGAAGTCAAAGCAATAATTCTTCGTGTCCAAGCAAACCCTTGATCTTTTAGTCCATGGTCCAAGGATTGTTTACGAGCCTTCATTTCAAACTCGCCCCTTGTAATAAGAAGTTTTTGCTCTTCGGCTTTTGCCTTACGACTTTGTGCCCATATACTTAACAAACTACTCAATAGAGTAGATCCCAACATGGTGATTATCTCAAACGGAAAGCCCACATTACTTCATCGGATCTTTTTTGTGAGAGTTTGTGTACAAGCCGAACCAAGCGGCCCCAGCACCCACAACAATTGAAATTAAACCTGATTGCTCAAACGAAGGTTCTGGTAAATCCATGAACCAAAATGTCGTGTAATAAAGAAGATACATATACACACCCAAAAAAGCTCTAGGTATAATTCTCCAACTATCTATAGCTTCTGCTACAAATATAAACTTTTGATAAGGGTTATCGTTCTTCTCATCTTCAAGCTCTCTTATACGATCTTTAAGATCAGACTTCTCTTGCAACAAAGCCATAAATTTGGCTAGGTCGATCTCGACTTCGTTCCTTGATAGGTCACCACCGAACCTGGGGCTTCCGTAATGTTGTTCGTCACTCATGCTATTTCCTTACTACTTTTTTAGTGTAGGCTTCATTCTTTTTTGTTTTTGGATCATCTTTAACATACTGGCCTTTTTTGTTTCTAGTACGCAC